CTCACTTCTTCTTTGCCGTTTTTGCGGATTGTTTGAATGCCTTGGCAGTCGGTGCGCCTGCAGTCCCAGGTTTTCGCATTCTCTCCACCTTCACATTCTTGCCTGCTCGTTTTGCTGCCTTCTGTGCGGCAATTCTCTTTTTCTTCTTGTGGATGTTCGCGTAGAGTCCTGGTTTCATTTCACCATTTTGTTTTGTGCGACCAGTATTTTGCTGAGAGTTTGGAGGTCGGTTTGCCCTGGGCGTTGTGACGGGCATAGTAGGATGCTCGTCGTGCCTTCTCCGACTTGGTCTTGGGATTGGACCCTGCACCCTGGACTCCCTGCTGTCCAAAGCGGATCAAGCGGACGGTGTCCCCTTCCTTGGCAAGCACCGCATGAGATTTTTTAGGATGGGAGGGGGTTCGCTTGGCCTTGTTGTAGCCAGCAAACCGTTCGTTTCGGTAAGTAATTGCCATCTGTCTCCAGATAATTCGGATTACTCAGATTACCGGAAACTGCAGCAAGGTTTTGTAGGAGATGCAAGTTAAATGTTCGTTATTCTTCGTCCTCCTTGATCCTCGATGGAGTCGGTCCCATCTGATTCTGATACTTCCCTCGATATGGTCTCTTGGACTGTCCATGGAGATTGTGCATCACCAACTGGCAGATCCGCATCATTGGTTTCAGCAGGACTGGAGCATTCGATTGGTTCACCAGTTCCAAAGTGATCTGCCCCACAAATCCGGCATCAATGAATCCGGCATTCTGCACCTGGATGCCGAGTCTGCCTACCGAGGACCTCCCATGCACGACTGCACACATATGATCCGGCACTTTGATGATTTCATTGGTGCTTGCCAGCACAAACTTGCCTGGGTAAAGAACAAAGGTCTCAACGGGTGCCAACTTGTGGGGGTAGTCTTCCGTAATTGTGAGGTACGGACGATCGTCCGGTAAGTGCGGCACCAGGTAGTCCTCTGCCAGAGTGAGATCCACACTGCAGGGTCCCAAATGGACATCACTGGGGATGTAGCCACTGTGAATCAATTCCATCAGTTTTTCGTCAGAGAGGACCATTCAATTGCTCCTTATATATATATGTATAAAGTGTCCCGCACGGGATCCCTGGGATCCCTGGGATATCCCGCAGGGATCAAACCACTCCTCCTACGTTCCTCCTCCTCCCTCTCTTCTTCCTCCGATACTGTCCAGATGCTCCTGCTGCTGTGCTTGCGAATGTGAGGACCAACGAGTCTGCAAAGTCCGTTGATCGGCCCAACCGTTTCTTGGTCTCTGCCTTCGATTCCACGATCATCTTGCCGGATGAGTTGAACGAGTATCTTGGTGCCGTCAGGTCTGCAATCAGAGAATCATCATTTGGGATCTGGACTTCTTGCGTAAACCAATCCTTTGTCTTGTCCCATAACTCTGCACGGAGATTCGCATACCTGTCCGTAAGCGCAGGACTCTCCGAAACATTCACCCCTCGCACTGGAATGTCCAATTCGAGCATCCGATCAATCACCCCCGATCCGAGTCCAATACTGTCACAGCACAAATCTCCGAAAGGTTCCTCTGTGTTGTTCAGGATGTCCTGCACCCGTCCCACTAACTCCATCAAGGACAACTTTTTCCAAGAATGAAGAGAAACCAAATGCCGCCCCTTCCTCGCACAGAGAACACTGCTGTCGTCCCCGTACCTCGCTACGTCCAGACCATATATAATTGGAGTATCCTCTGATTGGATGACTTCCCTCTTTGATGCCTGCTCCACGGCATGCAGAGAGATCAGGGTGTCGTCCTCTGCAGTTGGAAACTCACCATATACTCGCACTTTCATTGCGTTGGAGTCTGCACCATACTTCAGTTCCATCTCCTGGATGAAGTCTGGAGAGACCAGGGGAGAATCGAGGCAACTGACCTGTTTCGTCCACCAACTGTCCCGCAGTCTTGTGTGCGTTTCGTAGAAATATCCTGATGATCGGGTGGGGTTGCCGAGCAGAATCGTTGTGGCATCCTTGCCGGACATCGAACCGTATGCTGCCTCAAAGACCGACTCTGGTACTCCAGATGCCTCGTCTACGACCAGCAATACATGATCTGCATGGACTCCTGCCAGGGATTCTGGGGATTCGGATCTGCTTGTTCGGGCTGAGATGAATGCCTCCGTTGGAGAAGAACCCAACTCGATCCGGTCCGACTTCATCTCCATCAACGATTTGATTGGGGTGGGGAGTTCCTTGATCCATCTTTTGCACTCTGCAAACAAAGCATCGAACAACTGGGATGCCGTTGGTGCTGTGACCACAATCTTGACCGGATACCTTGTGAGGAGAAACCAGATCATGAGCCAGGATGCACAAGATGATTTTCCTACTCCGTGCCCTGAGCGGATGCTGCACCTCCGCTGTCCCTTCGCCACTGCAGACATCACCTCCCTCTGCCAGTCCTGGGGAGTCACGCCCAAGAGGTCCTCGACAAACAGGTCTGGGTGTTTCTCGTAGGTCAGGATGAGTTCAGAGAGTTGCATTATTGGTCCTGTAGGTCATCGATGATGATTGCACCTTCCTCTCCCCAGATTTTCTCAATCTCCAGTTTCCAGACCGTCGAGTCCTCCTTCAGCAGTGCGTCCATCAATGCCTTGCACAAATTGTCTGCATCCGGCCTCTGCTGGTGCGGGGTTGCAACCTTCTGCAACCTCTTCTTCTTGCACCAACTGCTGGGCATTGGGACGATGAACCTGGCACGGAAAGCATCCGGCAAAGTCCAACCCTCTGCCTGACTCCGCAGTTCATCACAGAACTCACGGTACCGGATTACGACCTTTCGCTTGGCCCAGACATCTCTGCGGGTCATCCTGGGCTTGGCAACTGGGGAAATTTTGAAAATTTTTAGCATGTGGGTGCCGTTCTAGGTTCTAAGGGGTACGGGGGGTCAAGATCCGATACCCTGTCCGACCATCGTACTTTGTCCTCTTCAACAAACCTGCTGTCTCCAGCACCTGGGTTGCCTGCTCCAACTCCTCTTCCGACATCCCCAGCATGATGTGATACCTGCCCTGTGGGAAGAAGGTCTGCACCTTCCCATGCTTGTGCCGCATCTTCAGATGCCAGTACAGGACTGCTGCATCATATCCATGCTCCTGCTTGATCTGTCGATCTGCCTGCAAGGAAGCAATCTCGCACATCCTCTCATCGTGCAGCATCTTCTCTGCTTGGGGATCTACTCTGGGCTTGCGTCTCTGCATCCCACATCTGCGTTCTGGGCCTTCGTATCTGGGGGTTATCGTTTCAAAGTTCATTGGTTCTCACACTTGGAGGTTAGAATTTCCACAATCTGGGCAGACCCAGATCATCACAGGATCACCCTTTTCATATCCTTGGGGAGTCATTGCACCGAAACACTCCCTGCACCGAAACTCGCAGTCGCATCCCTTGATGTGCCTGTCGCATGAATCACACTGGTATCTGCTGATCTCTTCCTGCTTAATCAATTGGTCTTTGTAGTATCCCATTTATCTCCTAGAGGTGGAGGGGTGCGCCCACGCACCACCCCTTCGGTTCGACCACCCCTGGGGGGGGTCTGCGAAAATCTGAGCTCTGGCCCCAGATGTTGCCCTTTTTGTTGCCCTTTCCAGTCATGTCCTGCTCCACCCCAGTGTTTCTGCGGCATATCGGTTCCCACCCTCGCCACCAACTGATAAAATCTATATGTTCGATAATATATGATATCGAACTCATGCCCCAGTATTTATGCGGCACAGAGCAGATAAAAGTTGTATCAGAATCGCGAGTGCGTAATGTTAACGGGCATCTGCTCAATCCTTGGGCATCTGCTCAGACTTATGATCAATCTCCGCTTTCCTCTTGGCAATCTTCTTCATCGTGTCCAAGTGTTCCTTCCTCATCGAGTGTTCCACACTCACATCCTTCTTCATTCGTTCAGCGAGGAACTCAGGATGATACTTGGCACAGATCCACTGTCTGGCACGGATAGAAACATCTGCAGCTCTGGGATCAATCCGTCCCTGTTCACATTCCTTCGCAAGATACTCAATGTGTTCTGCATGGCGCATTGCCCTCTCGTTGAGAGCAGACATGTACCGTTCCTGATGATTCCGGTTCAGCACTTGATAAAGTGCGTACCTCGTCATGCCATACAAATCTGCAGTCTCCTGAAGGCTCTTGCCATCAGCAATGTGATTACAGAAGGCTTCGACATCTTCATCAGAATATTTGCGGTTAGATTTCTTGGGTGCAGTCATCATCATCACTGGGAAAGAGTTTGAAGTAATCAGGATGGTTTGGATGGAAGACCTTCATCGGTAGGAGCATTCTCCCCTGTCGATCTTTCCGTCGTGCCCAGGGAGCACACTTGAACTTGCCACAGAAATCATCTTCCGAGACGACCTCCCCTTTCGGTCGAGTTCTTCGGCAGAGGTTGTAATGTTCCGTCGCATAAAAATGGCAGCAGTTCCTACAGATCCCTGGAATGTGTTGGACCTGTGCGTGTTGGATTTCAGTCATATTTCCTATCTGTTCCTATCTTGTTCCTATCGTTCCTATCTGCCTAAAAAACATAGGAACACAATTACTTCAATAATTTAAGTTACTTACAGCTCAAAAATTAAATGTTCCTATGTTCCTATCTAAATCGTGCAAAACACTGGGAAAGTACAGATCCCCCTCTCTCCCTGCTCCTATCCTCTCTCCTTTTCCTTTCAATGTTTTCTTATAGAATAGATAGGAACAATAGGAACAATAGGAACAACCCAGTATCTATGCGGCCTCCAGCGTTCCTATCTCCTCTCCCAACATAGGAACACATAGGAACAAACTGATCATTTTTCTGGTCGATACTCATAAACCAACCTTCCATCATTCCTCACTCGATAGCGTTTCCAGTTCAGTTTCTTCATGATGTTGCCGATCCGAACTTCATCAGCACGTTTCCATTGGTTTTTGTGTTCAAAGTCCAAGGCATCGGTGAACAGTTCTTCCATCGTCGCAGCATGTCGTTTCTCCAGCCATCGACTGATTGGACCCATCCAGGCATCATCCTGATCTCGATCTTCCTGCAGCACCAACACGGTCTTTCGTGCAGACTCACCGAGCAGAAAGGTTTCTCCCTGCTGGTAGCGCCTGACGGCTTCCGCCAGCAGAAGATCGCGTTCCTCTCTCAGCAGAGTCAGATCCACCTGCCCACACCGAACAGGCCAGAACCTTCGGTTGCCTGTGGCATCATTGAGATACTGATCCGCATTGGTGGTTCCGCCAAAGACACAGGTCCTCGGCACATCAATCACATATCTGCCATAAGCAGGTCGGTATCGATCCACTCGACAGGTCAGGAAGGACTTGACGGTCTCCACATCAGACTTGCGGAGTCCAGCCAGTTCCCCAACCTCAATCAACCAACGTCCTGCCAGTTTCTCCGCAGGTTCCTTCCCGTCAAACTTGTTGAGCTCACTGAAGTACCCTCCAGCAAGGATCTCAAAGATGCTGGACTTGCCAATCCCTTGAGGACCTTCCAGCACCAGCATATGGTCAAACTTGGTTCCAGGTTCATAGGCCCGTGCCACTGCTGCCAGTAGCCAGCACTTCCCCACATCGGTAGTGTACTCATCAACCTCTGCTCCGCAGTACCGTGCCAACCAGGTATCGAGTCTCTCAGTCCCATCCCATTGCAGAGCAGTAAGCCAGTCCTGCAGCGAGTTCCGCACATTCCGGTAGGCAACAAGGTGAATGGCCTGATCCACGATGTCTCTGCCGAGTCTCCGCATTCCTTCCAGAGACTGCATCTGTACGGTCAACTCAAGAGTTCGACTGTCATCCCACTGAATGATCTGCCCATCAAAATCCTCGGTCTGAATCTGCCGCAGGAATTCGTCATACCAGACAGAGAGACGTTGCTGCTGAATCAACTCACGGCAGTTGTGCAGATTCGGAATCAGAACCTGCTGCCCTTGTTTGTTGATCTGGTAGTGCAGATTCCCCTGCTGAACCTCCACAGGTGCAGCTCTGCCCTTGGATTGCCGGATGGCACTCTTCGCACGTTGTTGTCGAGGTTCCCAACCGTTTTCCTTGGCACGGAAGATCAAGGTAGCTCCGGTGATCCGTGACGGTTCAAACTTATTCCATCGTCGTTGTGGATTGTTCTCGTTGTTCCACTTTGCCGATTGCTTCGACCAGTTCTCCCAGAGAGGGAACCCTGCATCTCCGAGTTCCGCCTTGAGTGCCATGCCGACCTCAACCCAGGTGTCCCGATCCTCATACCCTGGGACATGCTGCAGGACCTCTTCCCAGTTTGTATCATCAGGGAAGTCCTTCTTGAACTCCTGCACTTGCTCGGCATCAAAGATGACTCTGCCCTTGACCTCTGCCTCTTCTGCTTCCTTGAAAGGAAACGGATCAGGATGAGGATTTAAGTAGGCATCAGGGTCATGCGAAATGTAGCAAAGTCGTGTTAGGTCATGAACCTTACGATCCAGCTTTTCAATTGGGAGATTCAGATACTCCGCAAAGTGTCTACGGATCTGCTCAAAGTATTGTCGATGGTTCTTAATCGTGGCATCCGTGCGGACCCCAAACTTGACCCCCCGCTGAGACGGAGAGAGGTAGCACCAGGCAATGTACTTCGACTTCTTCAGCAGATCCCGAATCTCCTTGGCCTGCTGAACCTCCAGCTTGTCGATGTCTCCGTGCCCAAGTTGGTTATACACTTGGATTTGCGGGATCTTGCCAGTTTCCTTGTCATAGGCTTGACGGACAATGCCATGATACTGACCATAGGTTGAGAAGCAGACCAGATCCTGCTTCTGCTCTCGGTATTCATCAGAATCAAAACCAAAGGTTTCGCCAATTGTGACGAGTTCCACAATGAAGTCCTTATAGACATCACTTTGTACCATCGCAATGACCTCACCCATCGTCATTACATAGTTGCTGACCGTCTTGTAAGTGTTGTTGTAGACAGAAACCGGAAGGTCTGCCGTGTTCCAGGTCTCTGTCATCACTGCATCCTCAGAAGGGAACATCTTCTTCCGTTCCAACAGGAGTTCCACCCGTTGGCGCACCTGCAGGAACCTCATCAGTCATCAGGGTGCTGCCCTTGAAGGTCTTGCTGAACTTGTTGAGGATGTCCTGTGCATCTGGTGCCGTGGAAGCAGACTTGCTGACCGGAGGCAGATCTGTGATCGACTGGGCAAAGTATTTGACGATCTTCTTGGGGTAACTCTTCCCGTTGTCGAGTTTCTTGTGCATCACAGCACCCGTCTTCTTGTCAATCTGGTTGCGGATGCCAATGGCAAACTGCCTTCCTTCCAGAATCGGATTGTAGGAACTCTTGTCATCAGTGATCTTATGGTTCGGGCAACCAGAAAAGACACAGATCTGCTTCAGGTGATCGTGTCCGAGTCCAACAGCCCAGAAGTCCTTTTCTTTATGAGAGACAGTGTACCAGGTGCGGAACTGACCTTCTCCGCACTGAAACTCCACCTTGATCTGTTGCTGAAGAAACTTGCCTTGATCATCGGTCTCTTCCGGCAGTACCTCCAACTCTGCAACACTGACGAGGTAGTTGCCCTCATCTAAAATCGGTCCATTGCCATTGCCAGAACCTCCTGCTGAACGGAGTTCGACCTGACCAGCATCAAAGATTACGCGACTCATAGTGCTAACTCCTTCGCAAGCATTTCATAATTGACAGGCTTGATCCCATCCCCGTTGTATCCAAACCGATTCTTAGCAACATAGTGGGCACCTTCATTGATCAGGAGCACCCGTTCTCCATCTGTGCTGAGTAGTTCCTTCTGCCCTTGTCTGCGGACCATTGTTTCCAGAATCAGGAACCCCACACACTCGGCCCACTCAACACACTTTGCAGCAGCCCGTTTGTGCAGCTTGACATCCCAACGGTCGTATTCGGTGAGCATCGGGTCAAAGATCCGTTTCTGTTCGCAGTGTGCCAGGAGCACGACATTCATCCCCCGTTGGTCACAGAGATAGGTACAACCTGCTAGGAACTGGGGCCACTCCTGTGAACTGGTCTCCACATATCCTCTGCCATACCCTGGAGTCTCAATGCTTGGCACTTCCAGACGAGTGCAGGTTGCTTCCCAGACCTTCGGTTCCAACCAATCAATCGTGTCAATGACCAAGGTCTGGTAATCGTGTTCTTCTTTTGCTAGTCGTCGCAACCAGTCCATCACAGTGCTGAACTTCTCCTTCCGTAGATCCACCCGATCCACATCCAAACGTCCGGTGCTGCCCTCGATGTCTAGGATCAAGGGATTTGGGAATGATGCTGCCAGTGTAGACTTCCCCACCCCTGGGATGCCGTAAAACAATCCTTTCAGTGGGGTTTTCAGTTTCCCTGAGCTGATTCCTTCCATGTTTCCTCATATGGTATGTAACGTTGAAAATGTGCAGACCACTTGAGCCAACCGTCTTCAGGAGACCAGGCCGTCTGCAGTTTGGGGGTCTTGTGTTTAGTATGTAGTCTCATCGTGCCATTCCACTTCAGTGTATTCTCGGATCTCACCGAGTTTTTCATGAGTGACACGAATCAAACTGCTGACATCGCGCACAATCTTGTTCAGTACCGTGTGCTCTTCTCGGAGTGCCTTGATCTGCTCTTCCAGCTTGCTGATCTTGCCAACCATCTCTGCTAGCAGGAAATTGTCAGGGCGTTTCTTCTTGGGTTTTTCTTTTGTTGATGGGGCCTTGAAAGGGGTTTGCAGTTCCTTGGCAACTGAACGCATTAGTTCATAAGAGGTCTGATACCTCCAACACAGGTCCATCACAGACAATTGCTGATCAACGTCTTTGCAGAACTGTTCTGTCAAGTTGTGTTTAGCGAGAAATGCCAAAAGTTCCCTCTGATTCGGAAAGGCTTTACCGGCTGCAATGCTTTTGCGTAGGTAAGGGTCCATTTCCTCTAGTTCTTGGTAGGTCTTTAAATTCCGTCCTGCAGACTTAATCAATTCATGGATCTTCCTAGTAGTTCTTAGGACACCATAACCTGGAATTAAGTCTTCACCTTCAAACACCAAGAACTCTTCCTGTTCTTCCGGTTCCGCTTGCTCCTCCATCAGTTTTTCGGGTTTTTCAAAGGTTCTATGGATCACCTTGTTGTCTGCAGTGCTGGCATCACCCACACTGAAATTCGACAGAACCTTTTTTTCTGTTCCGAACGACTGTGAGTGTGCCTCTTGTAGTTGCTCGCTGAGTGACATTCTGTTTCTCAATAAAAATTTGGTTGAGTTTGTCGAGTTGTTTGGCAGTCATGCCAAAATGTGATCGAGGATATTCGGATTCGTTACTGATGAACGGTTCCCAGTACCTCTTG